AATGCCCATCACTATCCACTAAAGGAACATAACTAGTACCACTACCAGCTTTGTTCGTATTAGCAAAAATTAACATACTGTCTTCGGCTTTATCAGTATGCACCTCTACAGTTATATCAGAACCTTCGGTCTTAAGAGTTACGTTATCTATATCTACTTTTAACGCATCTTCGCCTGAGTTTAAAACTTTGTTTAATACTTCTTTACTTTGATATTTTGGAAAAGCCATAATATACTCCTAATCCTCCGCCACCGCCTCTAGGGCTATCTTAAATCTGCTGGCATAATTCTTCTTGGGGCGCCAGTCTTATCCCGTTTTTTCATACCATATTTTCTAATAGCTTCATTCCATTTTCCTTCGTGCGACCTTGCCATGCTCATTGCTACAGCAGATGCATTTCCATCTATAGATATTCCAGCTTTATCTTGGTATAATCTAAATTTTACATAATCTATTAATGATGAGTGCATACTATTATCTATGTCTGGAGTATCTGTAATTGCTGATACAGCGTTAGGTTCTCCAGAATAATGTATTAGCACACCATTCGTTACTGCTTCATTGATAGGTTTATAATCACCTAATCTTTGATGGATGGTATCATTATCAGAACCATCCGTTGTTACTATTGCTAAATGGTCTCCAGTAATAAACCAAGCAATAAAATCTTCTGGGTTGTTGTAACTACTTGCCATTAGTCTATATCCATCGTTTGTATTTCATTATTTAATAATCTAGGTATCTTTACGTAATCACCCTTTGAATCCATAAAGTCACACCTATAAACTTTATTTATCTCCACTCCAGCATTAGTATCACTCAATGTGTACCATTGTTGGTCTGCAACTGTGGTAAGTTTAGCGTATTCTATTTTAGTATTATACTTACCTAGTTCAACCAAACCTTCATTTATTAAGTTCATAATGTAGTTCTCTGGTGCAGTTGGAAAAGCTTGCCTTACTCTAGATATAATTTTTTTAACTGTTAAGCTGTGTACTGCCATTAGTCAGAATCCTTTCCTAGCAACCCTATTTGTTTCCATGTTCTCGTTTCATCTTCCCAGTTATTTACAGTCATATCGTTCCAAGAGCCTGGAACTATAAAAGTTACAGATGTTGGTAAAGTAACACCAGTCCAAGACGGTGATGTGTTCAAAGCAACACCAGTCCAAGATGGAGATGTATTTAAAGTAACTTGAGTAAAAGATGGAGAGCTGTTTAAAGTAACGGCAGTCCAGCTTGGTGAAGAGTTTAAAGCTACGTTAGTTAGTGCCATTATCCACCCCTCACTATTTGTATACCTTTGTCATAATCTAACTGTAATTTTGCTTGTTGTTTCTCCATCCAAGAATATTCTGTACTTAATACATTAAGCCTAGCTTGAGCTTCATTGCTGTAAGCTTGCGCGATATTTAACTTTGATTGTATTTGCGAAAGGTAAGCATTAGCAGTTCCTATAAAACCTTGTGCTGTATTAATAAATCCAGAAGCAGTACCTAGATATCCTTGAGCTACATTTCCATAGCCTCCAGAAGTTCCCAAGAATCCTTGAGCTACTGATACCTGTGACTGCACTTGATTTACTCTAGCTGATACTTCATTTACATACCCTTGAGCTTCTCCTAAACTACCTTGAGCTTCACTTAAAAACCCATTCCCAGCGTTTACGTGAGATGATGCTAGTTCCACATCTTCTGCCGTATTAGCTGTCACCGCACTATCAAATTGTACATTAGCTAGGGCGACAGCAGTGTTAACCCTACCTGCTGCTGTAGCTATTGCAGCTGTAGCTGTATCTATACCTGAGTCTACTAACACTAAAGCCTCATCTAATTCTGCGTTGGATAAATCAACTTCTGCGTTCATTAAATCTACTTCTGTGTTAGCTAATGCAACTTCAGCTGTAGCTTTATCTATCTCTGCATTTGCTAATCCTATCTCAGTAGCAGCACTGTCTGCAATAGTAAGAGTTTCATCTATTTCAGTATTTATAGCAGTTAAAGCTGTAGTAATATCTGTGTTACCAGATTTTGCCGCTAGTGCATTTTGTAATGATTTTATTGCAGCATATACTGGAACTAAATATTCAGCTTCATCTGGGAATTTAGCTATAGCACTATCTCCGAAAGCAACAGCTGGATAAGCTAGTGCTTGAACATGAGCGTTTTGTGAATTAGATGGTTCTGGTACTACAGATAAAAGATTGTTAGCAATATAGTAAACAGGGTCTGTTGTAGTTGCTGCCATCATATCATCAGAATCTCTAACCCTACCTTGTAATTCAGCTGGTACAACACGACATGGTTGATTTATAGTTCCATCATCTCTCGTAACTGCAAATACTTCAGAGCCAGCAACAGTATAATTAGTAGAGCTACCATTTAATTCGTTAGAAGTGGTAAATAATCTTTTCTTTGAGTCTGGTAAAGACGTAAGTATTTTTTTTGCACCATCTGTTAAAAACTGAGTTAGCTCAGTTTGTGTAGGTGCACTACTGCCATCTATAGACAGACTAGTTAATCCTTCTACTTGTGCTTCAAAAGTTGCCATTTATTAGTATCTCATTCCTTTTCTAGAACTTTTTTTCTTAGCAGTTTTTTTCTTCTTCATCTTTTTACCGCCATTTTTTTTACTACCTGTATGATAAGGCATATCGCTTTCCTTTCCTCCAGTACAGCTTGCACTAGAAACAGTTTTTAAACCTTTGCCAAACTTACTCATCCATACCCCAAGCTTGGTTTCTCATTTTATTAACACTCTCTTCCATCCCAATAGTATTAAATTCTACGTCAGTTCTCATTCCCCTGTCAGTTCTCATCCAAGAGTTTGTGGTAAACTTTGGAGCTGATGCTCTCTTTCCACATGCTCTGCAATAGAACCAATTCTCTTTATTTGGCTTATTACAATGTTGACAGTTCATTACGAACCAGAGACTACCATTGTCATCACTCTTTCACCATGCATAGGGCAATGTGAAATTGATATAATTGCATTGTTTGTTGAATCTAAACTAACAATGTAATCATAGACATCTTTAGATAAATCTCCAGCAGAATTAGATTTAGTTCCAGGCTTAGCAGCGTGGACAAAAACTTTTACATCTGTATTTGATGAATTATAATCAGCCATTTCTTTTCCTTATATTTAAAAATTATTAGGATGTTTGGGGCTAAACCTTTTTACGAATAGCCCCACAGTATCCAAAACTGTCAATCCTTATTTATTCGGATTTATTAAGCAGCGGCAGTATTAAATACCATCTCAGTTGCATCTTTAGCTACGCCATAAGCGTACCATCTTTCACCATCTGTAAAGATGTCTATAAAGTCGCCAGGGCTTGAATTAGCACTGCAGTTAATGAAATCATCATTATTTACAGCATAATCACCAGCAGCTCCGTCTACTTCGTCTGAAACCATACCTACTACATCATTACCAGAACCAAAATCAATATTAACTTTAGCAGCCATACCTTGGTCTGAACCATCGGTATCTTCTGTTAGTACAATCTTACAGTACCAACCAACACCAGCATTTGCTAGGGTTGGTAAAGTAACATCAGTAGCTGCTGTTGGATTAACTAAAACAATAGCTCCGCTATCATTTGCAGTTAAAGTTGAGCTAGCAGTTACTTTTTTGATTTTTAAAGCGTGTCCAGCTATACCGCTATTTGAGTTTAAATAATTACTATACATTTAAAACCTCCTTAAGCTGATTCTACTTCGTAGAGTGCATGACACTCAGGAAGTGTTACTTCAAGACCAGCTTCGGTTATAACCATATCCTTACGTAAGTCTTCATCTGAATTCTGTACGTTAGTGATAATATGAGTATCTCTATTTAAACCGTTTCCAACTAGTGGGCGGTATTGTAGTTTGCTCATATCAGCCATTAACATAAATCCAGAGGACAAACCTCTAAATAATGGTTCTTTGACTAAGTGCATTGTTCCGTGAACGGTATCAATAGTCATAATCTTATGACCAAAAGCACCTTCTCTTTCTTCAAAGTTATAGCGATTAACCATGTTAGCAGCAGAACCCATAGAAGCATCCATAAATGCACCATCACCTAGCTTGTTAAAGAAGGTAATTACAGGTAATGAAGCTAAGACTAATCTGTCAGATGAACCACCACGAGCTGGGTCAAATATAACTTCTAAGTCAGAAAGCAGTCTATCATATGTTAACTCAGATTGAGCTACACTACGATAGTAAGGTGTTCCAGATGAATATGAAAATGCGCTATCATCGGTTGTTGGGTTTGCATTTTTTACAATGTGACCTACTAGACCTTCAGTATATTGAACTCCGCCAACACGAGCTTTTTGTCCAAATAACATAGCACGCTCAATATCTACTTTATGCTCACGAAGTTTGGTTGCCCAAATTCTTTCAAATTCATTTGCATAACCACGATAACGTGTTGCAATAGCTGTGTTTGAAAGTTCGCAAGATGTTTTAAAGATTTGAGTGAATCCAAAGTCATCTTCGATTTCAGTTGAAAATGTATCTGGTGAAGCAGTTCCTTCTCCGAATGCGGTACCGATAACTTGACATACGTCATTATCAGCTAGAACGTTATAACCAGAAACGTTTGAGTTTGATACGTCAATAATTTTACCACTAAATGTAGTAGTTGTGCCACTATCAGTAGGTGCACTTTCTATTCTTACCATTGTTTGAGCGTATCCTGATGTTTCAGCGCCAGTAGTTGTATTAACAACAAATACCATACCTTTAATTAAAAAGTCAACTGAAGCTCCACCAGAGCTAACACCGCCAGTAGCTGTATCAGCATCAACTGTGAAAGTGTAAGCACTTCCAGCAGAAACAGCTGAACCGCCATTTACGGCAGCGGCTAGTAAGAAATTCCTAGTGGTCATATTAATTTTTGACCTATTCTCTAGATAACGGAAGACAGAGTCATCCGTTGGTGTTTTAGCAACCTGATTTAGGTATACAAAAAAAGGTGATTCTTCGGGAGCTAGTTCAGCAACTCTATCACTAAAATCGTATAACCGTCTTCTATCAGGAGCTTGTCCCACACCAGCGCTAGTAGCGGCTGCTGTGATGTCACTAGAGAGTTTTATTCCTTGTGTAACAGACATTTTATTTCTCCGTTAGTTTATTTTAGAGTAATCTTCCAGCGTTGCCTGCTTGTAAAATCCTATCCCAAGAAACATCTAATTCGCTTTTTTTCTGTGGGTCTCCACCTTGGAGAACTCCAGCAGACTTGGGCATTGACTGAACATTTTTTACAGCTTCTAAATTTTCAGAATCTATTGGTTGTGGATTGTCTTTATTTTTATACTGTCTAAATACATTAATCAAAAAGTCAACAGGTAGTTGTTCTCTTGGATTTGTAGCAAACTGAATAAAGTCTTCCATTTCATTATCATCTGTAATGCCGTAATTTTGTCTCAATTCATTTTTCAGATTTTGCATAGCAACCTGACTTTGGATTCCAGACATCTGTTCTGAAACAGCTTCTTGAACCAAAGCTTTTTCCTGAGCCACTCGTAATTTATACGACGGTGATTCAGGCTTATAATAGGCTTCCCAAGGGTCAAAAGAGGCTTCATCAATACCTTCTGGTGCAGATGAACTCTCATTGTTTTGTTGAGCAGGCTTACCTTCCAATTTCTCTTGAATCGCCTGAACTACATCAGGTCTAGATTCTAAAACAGATTGTAACTGTTTTAATGGTTCTAAGGAGTTAACTTGCTTTTGCAATGAATCGTACTCAGATTTCTGCTTATCATACATAGATTGAAACTTTTTAGTTTCATTCTCCCAATCAGTAGCATACTCAATTTGTTCTTCATTGCCTTCTGCTGTAATTTCACTAGGGACTCTATCTGTTCCTTCGCTTTGAGCTTCCATGTTTTCATCAACTGGAATCTCCTTACTGACCACTTCCACGTCTGGCATTGCTATATCCAGACCTTTTCGGTCATCAGCTAACTTATCCTCGTAAGTTTTACCTTTTTGCTCTTGTGTTGTTTGGTTTTCCATATTTCCTTTCCGAATCTTCTTACTCTAAAGTGGACTCTACCTTTCGATATTCCTAGGTAAGACTAAACTCTTTTTAATGTTAACCTTCAACGCCTTCTTCTGTATCCGTGCCTTCGTTGGCATTGCTTCCATATCTGGACTGTAAATCTGCTTTATCAATTATATTCTCCATCTTGTTGAGATTTTTTCTTTCCTTATCTTTAATTTGATTAAGGGCTGTATCAAGATTAGTCTTGAATTTCTGAGTGATGGTTTGCTTTCTAGCGTTTATCATTTCACGCTCAGAAGTTTGTAAATCACCACTTAGTTTCTTAACCTCAGATTCTAGTTGTTTAATATAACCTTGCATTTGTTGCATAGCACCTTTACGTTGCAATACGCCTTCTTTGTCGTAGATTTCTGTTTTCTTTAAAACCTCGACATCATCTACCAAGCCCAATTTATACGCATCTAAATACATATTGTACTCAGCCATCCTATTTGATGGTAGCGTTGAGCCTGATATTATCCGAATATCGTGCTGTCCTAATGTGATATCGTTTTCAATAGTCATTAGTTCATTCGTCTTATCGTCATACATTCTATTGTTTATTGTAAACTCTGTAATATCATTATTAGGTTGCACAATTCTAAAAGTCTTTTTAAACTTGTAATGTCCTTTGGAAAAGTTATAAACAACTTTACCAAGTATATCCAAGCTTCCTTCGATGTCTCTCAATTTTGAGCGACCTCTACTCTCTCCCATTTCTTGTAATAAGTAAGTACCTCTAACTGTATCTGGAGCACCAGATTTAAAGCCTTGCATAAGCTCTGAGATACCAAAATTTAAATCTATATAAAACTCTACTCTCGAAATTAAATTATAAAATTCAGAAGCCAATGGTTGTGGTGCTGGGTAATGAGGTTCTCCAAACTCTGGATTATACTCAATAACAGCATTTGGATTAGCCCAATCTCTTTCGAGCTGACCTATATCATCCACGCTTCCTTCTGGGACTAACAGCTTTAATCCAGCAGAAGCCTGAGCATGACTCAATGTTAATGAGAATAACTTATTAATTAATCTCTGCGAGTCTTTTACTTTTGTTACATCAGACTTTGGATATGGAGTGTTAGTCCAAATATTTGGGACTGGAACGATAGGATATATGTCGGTGTTTAGAACTTGTTCATAAAGAAGAACTTGACCGACTGTAGCTACGTGGCGAATACGTGTCTGCAGAACTTCAACCGCTTCTACCAGTCCCGATTCTAAAAGATGACCATTTTCTTGAGCTATGCCCTGAAAAGTATCAAGGTCAACTATTTTCTCTTCTTGTGTCTCTCTATTGAATATCCTGTAAAAAGGAACTTTAATTTTTTCAAATCTCTCTAATATCCTATACTTTTCATAGCCACCTCTATCGTAATCTTTTGTAACATCAGGTGTAAATGACGCTGATGAATTTTTACGTTTTGATGCTGGATAGTCTTCCTCGTCACTAGATGAATCTATACTATCAATTATTTCAGAAAGTTGTGGATATAGACCAAGTAATTGGTCTCTTGTAAGTATTGTAGATAAAATCATAGCAGATGAGTCTGCATAATATCTATCTCTTGAGGCTGGGTCTACGTATATTCTAAAAGGATTGATATGGGTAATTTTAACATCACCTCTACCATAATCAGATTCTGGGTCAAGGTATACGTAAAAGTAACCTAGACCAGCTACTGAATAATCGTGAACTATTTGTTTAAAATGAGTGTTGCAGTCTGACACATCCCAAACATACTCTAGTATTGTTCTCCAAACATTAGCAAGTTTGTAATCAGAATCTTCTCTAGCTACTGCTGAGAATTTTGGATTACGAGAAGTAAGAAGAGATTTTAGTTTGTCAACAGCAGCATAAACCCTGTCAATAATAAAATCGCCTTGCCCCACTGATTGAAGCATATCTGACTCTTCTGAAGAATAATGATTTCCCAAAGAGAAGTCTATAGCATCTCGTGCTTCTACTTCCCAGTCAGACCTGGCATCTCTCCACCTTCTCCATAAATCTCTATTCTTTTGAGCTTCGTCGTTCTCTGCAAAAGTTTCTACGTAGTTAATAGTCGAACTCCTTAAATATATATATACTATATAATATAATGTAAAACACCTAAAAAGTCAAGTGTTTTTTTTAAATTCTTTGTCCTGTAATCCAACTTCTTATTGAAGACTTCTTTTTACTTCTTTTATTCTCGCTATCTTCAAGGTCAAAATTAGCAACATCAAAGCTTTTACTTAGTGGTGCTCTGGCGTTTGTTATCGAATACCAAAGACCATCGAGCAGGTCATCATGCTTTCCTTTTGGAAAGTGAAACATTTCATCTATAAGTTCTTGATGGTTCTTTTTTATATAAAGCTTTCCACGGTTTACAATAGGGCATAATGATGATTCTATTCTATCTTCTTTTTTTATTCCTTGTGGTGGTCTAACACCTCTAGCTATGCCAGGAGCCATTTTTCTATCATATCCGCTAATTTGATTAACAGAATCTTTTATAATTCCCTGTGCTCCAACATGCTCTACGTTTACTCTCCTTATAGGAGAGTAAAGCTTAGCTAGCTCAAAAATCTTTTGTGGCATCTCATAAAGTGGCAAGTGTTCATGGTAGTAATCAATCACGTAAAAGTTTTTATCGCTGTCAACTGCAGTAACCATAATTACTTGATAATCATTATGAGCATTTGACTCATAAGCTAGGTCTACACCCATATAAACGTTAACAGGTATTACTGTTTCATTTCCTTTAAGATAGCATTGACTTGAGTTGCTAACAAGCTCATAATCGTGATGTTGTATTTTGTCTATTTTAAACTTAGCAGTAGCCAAGTCTCTAGCATCATTCATATATTCTTGTGCGAACTTATGCAGCTGACCTACATTTTCATAGTCTCTTCGTATTTGATTTATTTTATTTTTATTAAAATAAGACTCCCAAAGAGGCTTTCCGTCTTCTAATACTCTATGAAATATAACATCCCATGTGTATTCTTCTTTTTTATCTTTAGCTTCGAGGTATCCATCGTATATAGCCTGTAATGCTGAATCGTAATGTACGATAGTGCCAATTAACCAAATAGAGCCCTCGTTGCCTTTTGATTCTTCTAAAGACGGATAGACAGTAGACATCAACCATTCTTTTATCTCGCGTCTTCTGTCTGGAGTTTTTGTATTTAATTCTGATTCAAAGTCATCAAGAATAATTTTTGTATATCTAGTACCAAGTTCAGACCTACCACGAAGTCTTTGACTAGTACCTTTTGCTATAATTCTATCACCACGACTAGTAGTTATTTCTTTTTCAGTCCACTTGTCACCAACCATATCTCCAAAGTAATAGTTCAATGCACTATTATATTCCATATGGTTTTTAATATATTTCAAATGGTCTACAGCTTGACCCTGTTCTTCAGACACCCAAGCTGCAAATTCTTTTTTTCCCTGTGGATTAAAATATATTTTATGCAGCAGTGCTGCTTTAGCCATTGTAGACTTAGAATGACCACGAGGAAGTACAATACACATTTTTCTTGATTTTGGGTCTAAAAGTTTTTTTCCTACTTCATAATGAAATGGAGCT